ATCTCTTTGACGTACTGCCAATGGGAATACTTGTTGTACATCTTGCGCCACAACACCAAAATCTTTTTTCTGTACAAAGTAACCGTCTTCACCGCCATGGTCTTCAATGTACTCATCTGTCCAATCGAATGTCTTACCACCAATTGCAACAACTGCATCAAGAGCATTTGTAATGTCTTGTATATTCTCTTTAAGTTTCTTGTCAGAAGAATAGTATGCAGTAATGTTATTTGTTGCACGAATCTCACCAGTAGTTCCTGAACCAGCAGTACCAACACCTAATGAATTGTGTTGTACATCACTACTTGTGCCAAGACTTTGATTGACGGTATAAGGCAATCTCGCTGCAGCTAAAGTTCCTGCGGTAATATTTGATGCGTTAGTAGTATCCGTGGTTGCCGATGTGGCAAGTCCACTAATATAGGATGTAGGAATCGTTGGTAATCTACCTACATTTAATGTTCCAGATGATATATTGGATGCATTGGTTGTATCCGTGGTCGCTGAGGATGCAAGACCTGTTATCTTGCTATTGGCTAGTGATGTAATCCAACTAGGATTCGCATAGGATCCATTCGTATATACTCCGTTGGTAACTGTACCGGCATTACCGGACACACTCATTGTGTATGTGTTACCATTGTTAATCTGGTTTTGTACGAATGCTGTTGTTGCAACCTGAGTATTAGATGTATTTGTTGCTGGTGTGGCTGCATTTACATTGTTTACAAATACAGTTGCTAATTGTGTATTAGCATAGTATGTCACCAATTTAGAAACTGTACTATCAATAGCAGACTGTACATTACTTGCTGATGCAGGTAGATTTGAGTTGACTGTATATGTAATTGAGTTTGCATACACAGAAGACCAATAGAAACCACTATTACCATTTGATGTCAGCACATAACCAGATACAGTATTTGTTGGTGTCAAACTTGCAAGTGCGGTATTACCTGTTGTGCCACCTGTACCGCCACTTGCAATGGCCAAAGGTGAAGTCAAGGTTAGACCAGCAAGTGTTGGAGAACCAGATGTTCTTAAATCTTGTGCAGAGTTAATATAAATTGTATTTGCAGATGTACCAGAAATAACCACACCATTGTTACTTGCAAAAGTAAATATTGCGTTGAGTGATGTGGATGTACCAGTTGTTCCGTTGATTGTAATGTTTGTAGGTGTTTTAGCTGTAGTAATCTGATAGTATGTGTTACTTGTAACATCTAGTACATCAAAATATTTACCACTTTCATTCCAACGGAGAACTGCATTTGTTCCTGTAGTGCCACGATTGACAGAGAAGATACTATTAGCAGCAGTCGAACTACCTGCATTGATAGTAAACACATTGCTGTTGTATACCGTTGTACCATTGATGACGAAGTTACCACCAACAGAGAACTGACCTGTTGCGGTAATGTTATTGACTGTTGTTGTACCACTAACAGTTAAATTGCCTGCTGTTATTTGTGAGTTCGCTGTAACTACGTTGGCAGTTATCGTATTAGACACCACAACATTACCTGAAGCTAGATAGTTGATGCTTGAATTGGTAACAGTTTCAGAACCAATTGTTGCTGTCGTGATGGAACTTGTACCAACTGTTTCAACTGATATGATTGCATTGGCTAAAGTCGATGGACCTGATACACCTAGTGTAGCGGAATTCAATGCCGCAACAACAGAAATATTATTTGCAGTTACATTTGCAGCCGTAGTTATTCCAGATACAACAAGATTGCTTGTCACGTTGGCATTTCCTGATACTGCCAGTGTACCTAGATTCAAAGTGCCGGATATAGTTGCAGTATTGGCAACATAAAGACCTAGATTTGAACCATAAGCCTGAATTGCACCATTGGCCAACAAACTGATTGATGTATTAGTAAAACTAGTTTGACCATCCACACGTAATGTGTTTTGTACATATGCAGAAGAACCAGTACCTTGAACTTGGAAAGCACCTGCAATAATGGCGGCAGTATTAACCTGTAAACCTAGTGTACTATCACCTAAAAATAATGTTCCAGATGGCTTTGTAAAGTTGTTAGCTGCAAGGTCGTTGTTGTCTTGTACCAATGAGTTGATACTCTGCATCATGTCAGAGAACGTATTGGCGTAACTTAATATTGGAAATACTTGCGCTTGAGAATAATTAGCCATTTTTGCCTTTTTCTATTGCCTGTTTTATTTATTCAACAATGCCTGAAGCATCTTCTTAATATCTTCAACATCAGATTTCAATGAATTGAATTCTTCTTCCATCTGTTTTTTCTTTTTATATTCCAACAAGGCTGCATAGTTTGTATTCAATATAGCCTTGCTGTTCATATCTTTAACCAAATCAGGATGGTCTTTTACTTTATATAAGTTCATCATGCTGTTGCGATTGCCCTAAAGTTTTTAATTCTTGGTGCGATGGCCGGATTGCTTGAGTAGAATACTACCTTAATTGCAAACACGTTGAAGTTGGTGTACAATGCACCAGTTGTCAAATCATGGTACTGAATGTTCAATGCCTGATATGTATCTGATGTATAGTCTGTTGCACCTGTTACTCCAAGACCAGCGCCTGGTGCCAAAATTGGACTCATCTTCACATATGGATTTAGGTCAAAGTTGTTTGGATCATTTTGATTCAATACTTTATAGTATACTTCAATTGATGTTCCTGGTTGACGATTGACATCCAAATACACAGTCAAGCCAGTAGACACAAAGTTATTATTCAATGTGACACGGCGTGTAATGTACCTTGCAGATGCACCACCGTTATTGAAACCACCCAAAGATTCTGATACTGTGTTAGCAGAATAGTAAGGAGTAATAACGTTTTGTATCAAAATTGTATTCAAACGTTCTAAGTCAATCACTGGAGATGTCCAGCGGTCAACGTTAGATACTGTTGGTTTAATTACAATATCACCAGAAGAACTTTGTACTTGTCTTGTTGCAAACTGATGTGTTTGGCCTTCAAGAACATTAGACAACAATGTTGCAGATGTCACATAATCTTTTGTTTGTACATTGTAATTGATAGAGTCTAACGATGTAAACGACAAGTCAGATGTCATTAGTTGCAAGTAATCAAACTTGGCAGGAGTCGGTGAATTATTTGATGTTACATTAAATGTTTGTGTACCACCAGCAAAGTCACAAATCTTCAAGTTGAAACACATTGTTTCACTTGGTGCAGCAACCCATGTAGAAGAGTTTTGTGATTTGAATAGTGAACCAGCATAATTCAATGCATTTACCACATTAGTTGTACCGTATTGTACTTGACCTAATTTCGAAGCATACAGTGTGTATGCATTTGAATTAGATGAGACCATAATTGAATACTGGCCTGGTTGCAAGTAAACTGGATGAGCAAATGTAAATGTTGTTGCAGGTCCAATTGAGTTTGTGATTGCACTTGGTGCAGGTAAATTGATAGCAGAAGGATTCAACCAAACAATAGAACCTGGAATATCATTGACTGCATCAGGATAACCATTGACTGTTGGTCTAATACGAACAGACACAGGTATTGTTGCATCAGCAGTTGCAAAGAACAAATCTAATGATGACAAGAAGACACCATTTGGATACTTTCCAGAATCAACAAGGAAGTTTTGTGATAATGGGTCAGTATATGTTCCTGCATTGACACCAGCCTGAATGGCAGCAAAACCACCAGTCGCAAAATCTTTTGCAGCTTGATCCAAATTGTTCTTATTATTTGATAAGAACATATCTACTGTATTAGTAGCAGTTGTTACATCTTGTCCGTTAGCAACGTCTTGAGCAATTGCGGCCGCAGCTGCAGCTGCAACTGGACCAGGAATATTACCGTATGCACCACCATTTAAAGTGGTTTGTAATGTTGTATCAATACTGTTAACTGCTTGTTGCAAGGCTGCATTTTGGCCAGTAACTTGGATACCATAATTACCTGCAATTGTTGCAGCGATAGTGTAAGCAGCCTGACTGCTGACTGCTACAGAAGAATCACCAATGTAAACTGGAGGTGAAGAATTACCACCAGTCGTAACAGGTGTTGCAACAGGTGCAGCTGGTGTTACCGTTGCCGTAACAACTTGTGGTTTTGGTGTAGTAATTGGTGGTCTTGTAGAGATTACAGTTGTTTGTGTTGTCTGTAATGTTCCTTGTGCAGTAAATGTTGCCTTTGCATAGACAGTACTTACAGCTGGTGAAAGGAAGTTATCACCAAACTCAATTATAATTGTTCCTGTTGGTATCTTTGCAAAGTTATCATTAGGTATTTGTATTGTACCTGTTGCAGTACCATTAACATCAGATATCAATCTGCCACCCAAATAACCAGCACCATTTGCAGTCAATACGGCAGTAGAAGTGTTAGAACCAGTAACTTGAATTGTTGGAATTGAACGATATCCTGAGCCTAATTGAACATAATTGATTGCAACAATTTGGCCACCAGATACGTTGGCAGTAAATACTGCTGGTGTTGTATTTGCACCAACAACTTGGATGATTGACTGGTTATTTCCGTTGGTATATCCTGCACCTGCATTTACAATGTTAATGTAATTAACAGAATCAGTATAACCCACATCAGGAGTAACATATGTATCAATACAAATGCCGTCCATGAATGTGTGTAGTTGTGTGTATGGTGCAACACCATTCACTTTGAATTGTATAGGAATAGACCTTGCGAAAGGAATAATTGCACTAGAAAGAACTTTAGTCGTAGAACTTACTTGGATTGGACCACCTTTTACAGCAGAACTTAATCCTTGAGTCGTGATTGCATTTGTGATTGCAGTCGTATCTCTTGTAATCGATGTTTGGTCAGCAGAAGTGACAACAGTATCAGTTGATTGGCCTGTCCAGTTTAGTTGCCAATCATTCCATTGTGAACCATTACCTGTACCACCAACTGCCGCAAGCCATGCAGCTTGGTCATCAGTCACAATATTGATATTTGGTTGTGAGTTTGTGGAGTACCAAACGTCACTTGATGGTGTTAGTGCTACTGTACCAGTAAAGTTAATCACGTTGAAAGGATTAACGTTGATGACTTCTGTAGCAGTATTTTGGAACACCAAAGATGCTTCGTTATAAGAGAAGGTAATAACATTGTCTTTGATTGACAATTGGTTATTTGTCTTGTTGCCTGGTGATGTTACAAATGTACCTTGTGTTGTATCAACATAGTATGAAGCAACATTTGACAAGAAGAAGTTTGTACAATATTGGTTAATTGTATCGATAGAAGCAATATAATCAGCATTCTGAACGTCAGCAACACTTTGGCCTGTGAAACCATCTACCAGATAACCATTCTTAAACAATAGATTTGAACCAGTAGAATCTGTAACATCAGAACCAGTCACACGATTTTCCAAAACGGACAATGATGTGTATGCCTCGATAGTAGAAATACGCTTGTCTAGCACACCAATATCTCTCATCGTATATCTACGGAGATTTGTTGGTGTCACCTGAATAGACTGTTTTGTGTATGTGTATGCAGGATAGTAAATTGTAAATATAGTCAAAGCACCTGGCACATCAGATGGTGCAACAGGATTTGTGTATGCTGGAACACCAGTGATTGTTTGGAACTGTCCATTTGGATACAAAACAATCTTGTCGATACGACTTAGATAGTAACCATAGTTCAAGAACACATTGTTAAATGGTGCAGGCAATTGGAATGAATTCAATCCTGTTCCACCGTCTGCTCTACGTGGTCTGAAGTCAATTACATCTGTCAATGGATATGTTGTACCATATTGTGGTGATGTAAATGATGGAATGTTTGCGTAGGCCACAGGATAAGAATTTACATCAAAGAATCCTGTACCACCAGAATGTGTGAAGTAATCAAATACTACAACAACATTACCTCTTGGTGCACCAGATATGTTTGTAATTTTACCGTGGTCATAGTAAGTATCTCTTTGGCCATTATCTGTTGTATAGTATGCAACATTGTTGGTTAATGGAGACCAAATAGAGACAAATGTATTTGGATAATGTCCAGTCGTGCTTGTGAGAGCTACATAGACATTACCATTTGGATCTAGAACAGCACTATTAGCAGAATAGTTTGTTGTGTTTGAATATGCACCAACGTAAGTGTATGTGTTTGACATCTCATAGATGCCATCAAATTGGTATATGTCAGATATACCTAAGTCGATTGGTTGACCATATGTGTTTGCAGAAACTTGAACAACATATTTTTGATTCAAAGTTTTTGTTTTTGGAGTATCATTGACAACGGAAATGGTTGCATAGATTTGACCAGAGCCATTAAATCCACCACCGATATTCACCACAGCTTGCGGTGTACCTGGAGAATTTGTGATGGTAATTGACACGTTGGACTGGTCCATAGGAATGAACTGACCATTTGCATAGCTTCCAGATGCGGATGTTGTTACGATAAAGTAATTGATTTGCCTTGCTGCGGATGATATTGCACCAGAACCACCAACGAATGTTTCAAATGTTCCGTTTGTTGTAATTGTTGCAACACCAGCAGAAAATGTTGGTACTGTAAACAACCTTGTAGTAACATAATTGACAGATGAAACATTTGAGATGTTCTTCTGTGGCATTGGGAACACCAATGAATTATATGTGTTATCAATCAAAGTTACAGGTGAAACTGTATTGGCTGAGAATGAAACAGATGTATAACTGTTTGCTGCACCAGGAATAATCATTGAATTCACACTAGCAAATGTGTTGTTTGCTAATTTGATATCAAACAAGAATGTCTTGTATTCTGTTGTGCTTAGATTGCCTGAGTCGTAAGAGAAGTTACGAACACGAGCAGTACCAATTTTTGTATTTGTATTGGCTGCACCAAATGCAACATTATGCAATTCGACTACTGTGCCTGTTTGGAAATTAGCAATAGAACCATTCAAGTTCTGTACTTTTGTGTAGTCACCATAATATGTTTCAATGTCTTGGCTCAATAATACATTTGTATTTCTAGCCTTCTGCAATGTGTATGGTGTCTGTGCAATATGTTCAACAGGATAACCACTAATGTATGCTTTACCTGCGGAGATAGAAGAAATGACTGTATTGGATGTAGTGTTAGATGTACTTCCAATCAATAGACTGTATGGATTGACAATAAAGTCTCCAGATATGTCTGAAACCGCAGTAGCAATTGCAGTAGAAACATCGGAGAAAATAGGAACGTTACTAAGATTCTCTACATTACCAGCATTGATTCTGGCCAATTCAATAAATTTGGCCGTAGTCAAATTAGCAACAACTTGGTCGCTAATATATGGTTTGAACACCAAATTCAATTGTATCGAATATCTGTCTGCACCAGGTGCTTGATAGTTTGATGCACCAACTGCTGGATCCAACAATGATGGGTCAGAGTAAGAATCTACAATAATCTCATCAACTTCAAAACCAACAACACATGATGGATAAGCGTTAAGTGGATCAGGTACGATTGAAGATGCATAATTTTCAACAAACACACCATTAGTAAACCAGACACCATTGTCTACGTTAACTTCTAATGCATTTACAGAGATGTTGTTTGTTACTGTTGTTGAAATATTGCTGACATCTTGTGGTAAGTACACACTCAATGTCACATTTGATGCATCAACAATTGCAGCTACAGTAGCAGTAAATTGGATAGAAGAAATACTGATGGTATCACCGACACTAATACCTGCACTGGAGATGGCAAGGTTATTGCTCAAATATGTTCCAGATGATGTTCTTGTTAGTGTGTTAGTTGTTAAAGCTGTCGTTGAGAACTGTGGAGATACTGCTAGTACGATAGAATTTAAGGCATCAATTTTTGATGTGTATAAATTTATGGTTTCTCCAGATGCAAAGGCCTTTCCGTTAGAGGTATTTAATGCTTTAGTTTTAATATAATTGTTTAATGTGTCAACACCAGTAACTTGTGAAACGAAACCAGAAGTTTGACCTACCGCATACATTCCAATAAAACTGGAAAGAACAGAATTTGATCCAGATGTTAATTTACATGTAACAATGTTGGTGTCAACAGTAATATTACCACCAGAAACTTTAGAACCATCTTGAAAAACACCCAATCCAAACTTGGAGATTTGGTCTTGTAGTATTGTTTGAGATTGTGTTAATTCTCTCGCTTGAACGGCATATCCTGGCTTGTAAAGAATACGATAGTAATTCTTCGTAGGATCAAAATCATCATAATATGGTGATACATCAAAATTGAGTGCCATTTTTTTCCTTTAGTAACCTAATACAATCTTAAATTGTTCTATTCCGTCTGTGCTTCGTTGAATTGCGCTTCTATTTTCGATAAAAGACATATAACCTGAGAACAAGGTGAAGTTTGGTGGACTGTAATTTAACAGAGTTCTTGTTGTTCCAGATGATGCCGCAAACAATGGGCCGTTTAATGTGGGAGTACCGTTTGTATTTATGACGCTTACAACGTTGTTTCCAACATCAAAACTCAATACTGTTGCGGTGAATGTGGCTGCTTCTAAACTAGTACCTTGAAATACTGTCTCATCACTCAAATAAGAACCAAAACCTGGAGCGACAACCAATTTTGTGGATGTTGAATAAATTGTTCCGTTGGCAGGATATGGTGAGAGTTGTGTGGTCGTTGGATCAACAAGAATACCTAGTTGATGGTAAATGACATCTGTTGGAATATAACCACCTTCAGAACCATTGAACTCAACTGACACCATCAAGTTCGTACAACCTAATTCTGAAATTGGATCATATGAGTGACCACCAACTGGAGAAGCAGAAGCAATTGCCGTTGCATTGGATCCTAATGACGAGGTTATCATCACGTTTGCGTAGGAATAGTTGGAACCTGAACTTGTCACCACGATATCGGTGATTACACCATCTGTTACCTCGGCTGTTCCAGATGCACCTGAACCATCACCTGTTACAGTAACAGTAATGATGGCATTTGCAGGATCATATCCAGAGCCGCCATTTGTTACGTTAATAACCTCAATGTCTCCAGATCCAGCATTAGTCAAAAGTGGATTTGGTGTATTTGCACCTACTGGTACTGGAATCCATGAAGAATCCATAAACTGGATCTTTAGGCCAGAACTCACAGTATACATGTACACCCATTTGTAATTGTCTGCACCTTGGAAGATGTTTGTTGTTGCTGGGTTGTTTCCGTAAGTACCAGGTTGGAAGAATGGCATCACAGTTGATGGTGCACCATTGTTATTCCATAGACATTTGAATACTTGGTCGTAAGTGTTTTTTACATAGAATTCGTAAATGGGATAACCATCTACGTCTTTTGCAAACATATTCACATTGTCTTGATAGTAGTCGTAAACAGTATTGGCTGTCCAATCGATTCTTCGTATTACAGGACTCAAATCGTTTGATGTGACCTTTTTGGCCACAAACATATTTTTAAATACAGATTTGATGTATTGTTGGTCTTGTGTTGGAAGAGGCGGCGTAGCATCAACTGGCCATGGGTCTACTTTAGAAAGAAAGACATACGATGTTCCTAAAGGAATATTATATGCTGGTGGAATAACAGCAACCGGAGCATAGTACGTTTGTTCTATGTTGGTGATTGCTGCACCATAAGTAAGAATGTTTTGATTTGCCATGATTTATTTATTATGCTACTCGGATGATTGCAAAGTTGATTACTAGTGTATCTGAGGCATTTGAACCTGAAGGAGTACTATCAGAGTTATGCAAATTAACCACAAAACTTCCTGGTGTTACTGAGTTTACAGATATGTCATAACCAACAGAAGCTCCAGATGCAATATTTACAATAACAACATCTTTTGCGGAAACTATGTAACTATTATTAACAGTAAATTGAACTGCAACGCCTTTATTTAATGCTGCATTTGATGTTGTGATTTGGCCTGTTCTACCATTTGCTGTGACAGCAGTAGATTTACTAGTTGATTGAGTTACTGTTGAATTATTAACATTTGCATTGTATTGGAAAACATTAGCAACAACAGTATTTGCAGTTAAGTTACCAGTAGTCACTACATTACCGGTGGTGGTCATCGTACCATAAGTGACAATATTACCATTAAAGAATGTATTTGCACCATTGAACGTTACATTACCTGGCAGTAAAATGTTTGCAGTATTCTGTACTGCTGTATTTGCAATAGAGTTTGCAAGATTTGCCTGATTATAAGCCAAACTTGTTTGAATGATGTTATTTGATATAGTTGTATTTTGTGTTGTGTCGATACCAAATATTATTGCAATTTGTGTATTTGCATAACTAAATGCTGAGTTAGCATATGAACCTGCCGAATTTGCATTACTAGAAGCACTGTTGGCTGCTGTAAATGCAGAGTTAGCATAAGAACTTCCTGCGGCCGCATTGTTTGTAGCTGTGTTGGCTTGTGCATATGCCGAGTTAGCGTATGCACTTGCAGCTGCAGCGTTACTTGTTGCATTGTTAGCCACTATAAAAGAAGAGTTAGCATATGCTGAAGCTGCGGCCGCATTACTTGTGGCATTATTTGCTACTGTAAATGCTGAATTTGCATATGCACTACCTGCCGCAGCATTAGTGGTTGCAGTATTCGCTTGTGTGTATGCTGAATTTGCATATGCAGAGGCTGCAGCTGAATTAGCAATAGCATTATTTGCTACTGTGAAGGCTGAATTTGCATATGCACCGGCAGAATTAGCCGCAATAAATGCAGAGTTAGCATAAGAACCAACAGTTGCAGAATTACTTGTTGTACTATTGGCCTGTAAGAAAGCGCTGTTAGCATAAGAACTTGCTGCAGCTGCATTTGCATTAGCTGTATTGGCCTGATTGTATGCTGAGTTTGCTTGTATAAATGCAGCCGTGATACTTGTGTTCTGTGTTGCATCGACACCTTGAGTGACAACTGTATTGGATGAAGCAGAATTTGCAACAAGCCAACCAGAACTAGCGTTATATGCTGCTACGTTGGCTACTCCAGATACGATTGTTACTGTACCACTAAGTGTGTTACCTGCCGCAAAAGCCGCATTGGCCTCTGCAAAAGCCGCATTAGCTTGATTGAATACAACATTGACTGTGTTTGATAATGTTCCAGTCTGTACAGAAACAACTGAATTGGCATAATTTTTTGCCGCAACCAATGTTGAATAGTCATTTGCATTAACAAATGTATTAGATACCGCAGTAGTTTGTGATGTTCCGTCAGCGAATACAATATATGATTGAGTATTCAACACCAATCCATTTGCAGTTATTGTTGCTGATATATTGTTTGCGTATTGACCACCAACTGCAAATACAAGATTCGCACCAGCAACAGCAGTACCAATTACTAAATTACCTTGATTGACTGGTCCAGGTCCTTGAACTACCAAATAACCATCATATGCGAATTGTGATGTTTGACCGTATGCTGCAGCATTCCATTGTGAATTGTTTAATCCTAAGTCGATATATGCATTTGCATTTGTGCCTGTGTCAGCAGTGATAATCATATCACCTGCACCAGTATTACTGAAGTTTTGTAAATTTACCTGTGTAAAAGAAGGATCAACACCAGAAAATTGAGCAATCGTATTGGTGAACACAATTGGATTTACACCAACTACAAGTGCATTGTTTGAATACAATCCTGCAGCTAATGTGGTTGCAGTAAATTTACCTGTCGTATCAGAAGGAACATCAACAGCAACAAATAATGTATTTGCTGTGTTCGCATTTAACTGCGTTATTAAAGGTAATTGTGAAATCTTTATCGTTGACATCTTTTATCCTAGTTTAATATGAGTATTGTTCCTGTCTCTGTGGACAATATCTGGTCATTTTCTGTTGTCAATTCTGGAGTATAGGCCAAACCTATTGGTCCATAAATCACTACTTGGCCATCGGTTGCCGTCAATGTTCTATTGACTGACAAGAAACCACTTGCATTTGATGTGAAGTTGTTCGCAACTGTTATTATTCCATTTGAATAATTCACACTGGATACAGTATAAACTGTGTTGTTGACTTGTACCAAATCACCAGAAAATACAATGTCAGCTAAGAAACAATTTGCATTACTATAAACACCATCATTAACAATGTCATACGAACCAGTTAGTGTCACTATATTTATTGTGTTTGAACCTGAATTTGCTGTAACTGTTGCAACATTTGGGAATGTCAACCAGTAACTTTCTTTCAAATTCAATGATGTAGTTTCTGTCAACAAATCTTCACCACCAGATTCCGTTTTCAAATCCTCTGAACCAGATTCAGACAACAAATCATCTTTAGCTAAATTAATACTCCATACTTCTGACCTGACATTTGGACCATGTGGTGTTTCAATCTGTATGATACTGTTTGCGTATCCAACTTGGTTACTAAAGATGAATGTGGAGATATCTGCACCAGCCAAATTTGTAAATGTAACAGTATTTGAACTCAATGACGTAAAATTAGCACTCATTGTTGCACCAGAAGCATTTGTTCCGGTGTAGTGTGGCAATGGATAAGCGTGATACAAGGCTTCAGTTGCTGTTGTATTGAAGTTTGCATTAGATTTAATAGCAAAACGTCCAAGTACTTGCATACCGGCAGGATGCAATAAGTTCAACAATACGTCACGATATTTTGCAATCTCTTTTTCGACTGTGATTTCATATGTGAAATTGTTGTATTTTGAACTTTGTAACACATCATAAGAACTGGCCTGACCACTTGTATTCAAGTATTGGCCTGCACCAACAACCAAACCATTCAAGAATTTAGTTGTAGCTTGTGCAAGTCCGTCACCATATGTTCTTACGCCATGAGAGTTGTAATATGAATTGTATGCTACGTTCTGTGAAGCCAAATGAATGTTCTTGCCAAGAATATTGATTGTTTTACCTGGACCTGGACTGCTAGTGTAATTGAATACCCTTAGATTGTATAATGATTGTGTTGGGTCTGCATTAGGAACTAATAGTGTAATGTTGTTGACTGTAGCCTTATACAATGCAGTAGAAACATTAGAACCTTGGAATGCTATGTCACCAGTCTTAGGTAAGTTAGCAATCGATACATTTGACACCACGATGTCTTGTACAGACAAAGAAACATTAGGTGCAGAAACATAATCTTCACCAGGATTAATGATGTTGATTGTAGATATAGAACCGACTCTACTTGTAACAGTAGTGAATGTGGCGCCTGATCCTAGAATGCCAGGAATGTAAAGAACAGCATTTGACGCCTGATTGTTTGCTGAAACTACTGTTACATTTGGTGTTACAGATGCACTATAACCTAATCCACCCAATGGATAATGATGAGGACTATCTGGATTTGGATAAACATAACCAACAGTCTGAATTGCACCTGTTGCATTGACACTCAACACATTTGCATGGGCACCATAACCACCGCCACCTTTAATTAAAATGGTGTCATTGTTTTGATAACCAACACCACCTGATATAATTTGAATTGGTGCAAGTATACCTGCGGACGTTAAAAGGGCAGGACCATTATTAGAAGTGTCTAAGCTGTCTGATGGTTGTCCAGCAATTGCTGTTACTAAAGGTGGAGTAGAAATTCCACCGCCACCATTCAATAGAGTTACTGAAGAAATTGGATAGGTCGTGAATGACAAGAATGTCAATGCATTTGCTAATGAAGTGTTTGCATTGGCAGAAGTAAGATTTGCAAAATTGTATGCAGTAGCGCCAATTGTGATACTATGTTTGTTTGCAATAGAATCAATTGCAAAGTATGTGACGTTAGATACTCCGTTTGCAGCAGGATTCAAGTTACCAATAATTGCATTGGCGCCTGGTGCATTTGCAATATTAATTTTTGTGTTGGGTGAAAAAGTATAACCGTAACCACCATTCAACACATTAATGTTTTGAATTGAACCAGTTGTTGTAGTTCCCACAACAGCAGTAGCACCAATTGGATTTGGTGTATTTGAATTTAATCCATTGTATACAATTACTGGATCGCCAGGTTGATACAATGTGCCACGATATATTGGATTGATATTGATTTGACTAATCTGGCCAACAATCTTTGCACTTAGTGTCTCAGCATTCAATGTTCCTGCAGGTACTTGTTGACCATTTAGGAAATATATTGGTTGATTTGCGGAATCTACAACAGTAACAGTCTCACCAGATTGGAAAAGGCGTTCAATGTTAGAAATGAAAACTTCTGTTTTTGTACCAGACCTAATTGAATTTTCTACCGTTGCAATTGATTTGGATGTTTGGCCAAACAAACGTAGATTGTTGATGTACAAGAAGTTTGGATCGATTGTTTCCAACCTAACACTTTTAGGTACATACCAAGTACCGGCAGAAGCCTTCAGTACTGTATCACCAGTAACGAAATAGTCAAAATCGGAATCAAACAGAACACGGAACAAAAACTTATATGATGCAGGTGTACCTTTTGATTGATACAACTGTTTTGCAATTTTCAATACTTTGGTTTGATCCGCAAGAATATCTGGCGGAAAATATGACATGAAGTCATTGATAAAGTAATTTAGAAACTCTTGCGTGGTTGTGTCCACGTCCATGTATGTCAATAGACTTTTCGTATAGTCTAGGACATTATTCTCTTGCTCCATCCACTCATAATAAGCCTGCAAGAAGAGTACAAAAACAGAATAATTTGGATCTTCAGCTATAAATTTTGGTAGCTGATATGGTACCAGTAGCGAGGTTTTTTGATTACTCTGTATCATTTACTTAACTTTTTGCATTGACAGTAACGCTGATTGCTGCTGGATCGTATGGATCAATTGTGATAATTCTGTTGTATGACGAAGAAATGATTGTTGTCGTAGGTGTCGTTGATATTGTCAATTGACCTAGGCTATTATTTATATCTAATGGACTAAAATTGGTCAGTGTTATAATACCATTGTTGTAATCAATCGTACCTGCATTAGCATTCAATACTGTCTTAACATTCAATGTATCATTATAATATGTTCTCAATGTTCCAAACTTGTTTTGCAAGTTAACAATCAATGCACCATTCGTACCTGTTGTGTCGCCATATGCAGGAGTAACAGTAGCAATAGCACTTGTATAACCTGAACCTGTGTTTGCCACGGTCACGGCCGATATACTTCCATTAACGATTGTAGCAACTGCTGTAGCACCAGTGCCATCACCTTGAATTGTTATTATTGGTGTGATTGAGTAATTGAAACCTGGATTTAAGATGGATATTGAATCAACACCGCCAGTTGATGTTGGTATTTCTTCAATGAAAACACCTTGAATCGTATTGATGTTATTAGCAGGATCGACAAAACTCATGGCAGGAGAACTTGTCACGCCACTTTGGAACATACCACGATTCAACGATGTGTTGTAATATAATGTGTATGTTTGTGAAGCACCTAGTGTTGGATAGAACTTCTTCTGTAAGTTGATACCAAAATCACTTGTAATGATTGACTTGTCTGCACTATTGATTGCACTCAATACGTCATATGAACTGAACGTAGAGTTGAATGTGTTTAGGTTATTGGCTGCATAACCATATACAGCCTGTTGAACCAAACTTTGTATTCCAGATGGCGTCAATGTTGTCTGTGATTGATTGAACAATACATTAGAAGATAGACGGATATATGTGTAATCAGGATTTACAATCGTTGGCTTCACAGTCAAAACACTATAAGGTGCAATGACTTGATTAACAATCAATTGTTTTTGCACATCCGTTAAGTCATATGCACCAGTTGGTTTCAAAGAAATGAAGACTTGGCCATATGCAGGAGGATCATTCTCTTCTCCACCCCAAATAGAAACTGCATCAAACGAAATACCTAGATTGTTCTGTTGTAACAATGTGATATAATCGTTCTTAGTGACTGCACGACCTTGAGCTGCAAATGCCTTGGGTGCTTGGTACTTGATAGAATCAATAGTTTCTTTATCTTCACCAGTAGTTGCGGCCAAATAAGGAGTTACTGTGACAGTATTGTGAGCAGCAACAGAATCCATCAATGTGAATGAGTTGGCTAGACCACCTTTTGTGCCTTTGGTTGAAACATAATTGATTTGAACAAGGTTGCCATCTGACAATTTTTGTCCCAAGATGCCATCGCCAAAATAGATTTGATAGTTGCCATCAACCGCCTCTTGTAAAAAATATACAGGATCAGTTGGTGTAAGACTTAAATAATCTATTGTCGGATTAAAAACCGTGTAAGAAGAATTAGATGACGATTGTTTTACACTTACAGTCAAAGTAGATGTGTCGATATTAGGATCAGGCACCTCAAAGATGTATTTTGGATTTGATGTACTATCGACTGTAAATGTATAATTTTTGACTGTACCTTGTTTAAGTTCAATACCAGTAAACACAGCAGTATTTGCTGTAACCTGTACTGTAGCATCAGCTAGTGTCACATAGTTATAGTTTACATTGTCGATGGCTTCAGACAAAAAGTTGGTATGTTTTGGTATGGTAAACGTTGGAGTTGTCACACCAGTAAATGCAATATTGACTTCAGCAACTGCACCGACAGCGGAACGTGGTACATAATTCAATAATTTAGCATGAGAAACCACAGAAGAACGCTGTAATGCGGAGTCCAAGAACATCTCATTGGCCACCATATTTAAGTAAAAAGCATTATATTGTGTGTTGTATGCTAAAACATCCAGTAAAGTAGACAATGCAGAACCAGAAAAATTGTAATCTTTAAATGTCTGTTGGTTCTGTAGGTAATTGATGAAGTTTTGCTTAATGCCACTAAAGTCTAAGCTAGCAACTTGTATATTTGTATTAGATGCCATTATCTGGACCTTTGAAGAAGAAGATTAACATTCGTTGGCGTAGTATTGTTTCCAATAAAAAAACTTATAAAAACATTAAAACTGTTGTTATCAGGTGCAAGCGTCACATTGATACTGTTTATTTGTGCTCTTGGTTCAAAATTTGAAATGACATTTCGTATTTCATCGGCCAAAATACTTGAAGTGATGTTTGTTGCAGGCTCAAATAACAATCCAGATAGGTTGGAACCTAAATTTGGTTGAAAAGGCCTCTCATAAAAGTTAGTCAGCAAGAGATTCCTTACAGAAGCAATCACCGCCTGGTCGTCATAACGCAAAGAAACATCACCAGTTACTGGTAGTTTCTTGAAGGTTAAGTCCAAGTCGGAGTAAAGTTTCTGTACATTTGCCATTGTTTATTTATGAGTTCAAATTGGTAAGAAGAGTTGGCGTACCAATGTAATTCTGCAAAAGGTAATTTTGTGAAGCGCCAAGGTTATTAAATTGGCTAACTGTTCCATAGTCGTGCAATACATTGGCTGAGTTTTGAAAGAACGCTGAATCCTGTGCTGGATAGAAGGACATAACAAAATTAACAGTCGAAACAACATTTTGTAATGCGGAAGCATTGGCCGCAGATACATTTGTTGTGTTGTGAGGATCACCAGTTATTGGATCAGTAGAATATGTTATCGTATTGGCCAAAATATTGGTCAAAGTGTGCATTGTACTATACAAATTAGCTAATGTATTGCCTAAAGTCACACTTGTGAAACTACCTAACATAACCGAGCTGTTTGATATGTTATCCGATTGGCTAGTTATGTAAGATAACATTTTACCTTGTGCAATAGCAGTATTGTAATGAGGTGTACTTGTATCGGAATTAGGTGGAGTGACATTCGATTGTCGATTTGTTATATACAAATACGTTTGTGCTGAGTTTGCAGATAATACAGTTGAAGTGGCATATACGTTAGCCATTGCAGTATTTACAGTATTGTTTGCAGGTGAAGCAGTCAAACCAGATGTCAAAGTAATCAATGTGTTGGATGTATCCCAAATTGATTGAGTGACGTTAGCCACTGGATTCATAAAGAATCCAGATACTGCACTATTACCAATTGCATTGGCTTGCCATGGTTTAATCAAGGGAGGTAACAGGTCCATTTGAACCATTACGTTACTTGAATACGGCATAGACAATGCGTTAGTTGCGGGGTCACTAGAATTGAAACCCAATCTTGCATAAATGCTCATAATATTAAATTCCTACTTCAGTTGGTACAGGAGGTCCAGTTGGACCTTTTGGTGAAACGTGTATATGTGCATTATGTAGGCTAACGTTTACTGTGTCATATGCCCATATAGCACTCATTACGCCAAACGTGCCTAATGGTGCATCTACTTCAGCCGCAGCACTAATTGTTCCAGGTACTGCAACAGGTAAACCAGCAGAAACACCGCCTAGAGTAACAATACCTTGAAGACCTGCACTTATACCACCGACAGCATCAACTCGACCTAAAGATGTTATTTTACCAGCAGTAATTTCACCATCTACTGTTAGGTCTCCACCAAGATGCATATAATCTGGTGTATTGAGTTTCAAACCACCTGTTAGTCCGCCAGCTGCATTGATAATCATGTCGCCTTGAGAGGTCATACTACTGACACCTTCCACAACTTGTGAAAAGTTGCCTTTGATGTGTTGTTCTACATTACCGTCAATCTGTTCTATTAAGTCACCTTGGACATGTATCTCACAATCTCCTTGGACCTCAATCTTTAGACGGCCTTTAACCAACATATTTTTGTTGTTGATAGTAATCTCATACCCATCACCATACACCTTATGCACCTCATCACCATTAGGATGCATCTCAATAAATGTACCTGAACGGTGTTGCAGTCTTACACGTTCCCTTGTAGGAGTGTCATCCAACTCAAATGAATGTCCACTTGGTGTTTGTGTTGCATTGTTGTAAGGAAATACAGGCTGATATGTGGCATTAGCTGCCGACTCAGGCTCTGTCCATGCTGTAAAGAAACTTGGTTGTGTTGCCATTCAATATCCTTAGGGACTAGACGCTGTTTTTTGTGTTGCACCAGATGATGGTGGCGCAGATGCAACTGTCGAATTGATGAGACTTGTAATAGCCGCTGTACCGGCTGTACCATTAATAATAGCCATCATAGAAGCACTCGTGTTTGCTGATTCAGCTGCAGCTGCATTACTTGCTTGTTGTCCTATATTATTAACAATGTTCTTAATGTTTGTGGCATTCTTTATTGTGTTGTTTGTATTGGTCAGAGATGTTTGGAAGTTTGTCAAACATTGTTGTAATAGTTTTTGGATTTGGCCAGGTAAACTTTTAATCCATGTAACAATTTGTTCTAAATTGGTAGCAATACTCTGAATCAAAGCAACATCATAAGCAATCTGAGCAATCTGATCAGTTATTGCATTTAATTGTCTCACAAGAGATTTACTAACAGAAATCGTCAAGGAGATTTGGCCTGTTGGATCAAGATTTAGGGCTGCTAATAATGCTTTTAAACCTTCACGAAATGCTTGTTGTAATTGGCCAACAGCTGCTCGAACTGCATTTGCACCTGCCATTTTACCATTCTTGATAGCATTTGCTATTTGTGTGAATGGGTTTGTGAGTCCTGATATACTAATACCAAGAGAAAAGTCAAACTTGAAATCACAAACGTGTGAAAGGTCATTGTTGTTATTCAATAGAGATGAATTTTTTAATGCACCTCTTGACAATCCTGGAAGTGTTTGTGAACCTGCTGTATAGAAATAACCACCATTTGGTAGAATTGGTGACTTGATTTCAAGCACTGCGCCACCATCTAATATTTTAGTGGGTGTCAAATTAAGAAAAGAAGTAGAAGTTATCGCAGCTGCATTATTTTGTGCATTATTGATAGCACCTGTTACAGCGTTTGATATAGTAGTTGCGGCAGATGTTATGCCACCTGCAAATGCGTCTGATGCGGTTGCCATATTAACCTCCTGTTGATGTTGCTGATGTTGTTACTGAAGATGATGTTGCACTATTAGCAGCTGCAAAACCAGGTAAAACACCCATCATTATAGGAAACTGCCCGCTCTCACCATCCATAAAGAAACCTACAACCCAATCGTTTATTTCCAATGGTTGAAATTGTTTGGCCGTATTTATTGAGTACATTGGGTGTGCCCAAGGCAATTCTATGGTAGGAATTTTACTTTTATCGTCTGTGTGCCAACCAAATATACGAACACGGCAACGACCTAGACCAAGTGGATCATCTCTTGCTTCGACTGCACCAACCCACCAACAAAAACCATTAAGACCTGCAAAATTATTTACTACTTTCATTATCCACCCACAACATTTTGCCAAGTTGGTGAACCAGAATCTATATCTGGATATTGAGTACGAACACTTTCTTTGGCTATTTCCAAAACAGTTTTAAAATCATTTTGTGTAATCATGTGTCTCACAGCAGTAATCAAATAAAAACCAGAATAGAACATATCCAAATCTGAACTAGCTGGATTCTTAGTTAACAAGTCGAACTTGATAATAGTACCGACTGTAAGCATTGGATCACCAGGCACAGATATCTTTAGTCTTGTATAGTTTGCCAACGCTAATTGTGCTGTTCTGTATGGTATGTAGGTCTCTGCAAAAATGTTTTGTGCAACAGAACCTGGCTTTGATTGTACAACTTCATTGTTGGCTTGGTCAAAGTTTGAGAACACCAACTTCAAAGTTGCTTGACTTGTTTCATTTAGCTTATCACCAAAACGATTCTGTAAATTGTTTGTGACTGGAAACTTATTAAGACCACCAGAATCTGGATTGTTCCAATATTGGAAGTAATCAAAGTTGGTTGTTATCTTCTTTCTTGTAACGATGTCAACCGATATCAACTGATTTGCAAACATACCAGAATTGACTGCATTCAATGTGTCATATGAGTTTAAAATCTCATAAGTCGTTACGTTGAACACTTCTTCAGTTAGGTTCTTCTCGTTTGCATTTTTTGGATCATATCTGTAAGTATTATAGATGGTGACACCTTGGCCATCTGTCAGAGTTTGCAAAGATTTAAAGTTAAAACCATCTTTGTTCTCATAAAAAATCATGTCTGCACCAAGAAATGGTGGCATAGGTCTAGCATAATTCGATAACCAATTAATTGCATCGAGTGGTTTCAAGTTTGGTGTAATGAAGCTGTATATACCATAAGAGTCATCTATGTTCAACCTATTGCCACTTATACCCAAATCATTGATACAGATGTCGGTTATGACTGTACTTACTGATTGGTTTGGATATGATTTGCTAATCTTGTATTGCTCAGAAATCACCAATTCTTCAGAACAAAACTGTAACGTATATACTTCAGTATACATATTCGCAGCCAGTTTTCTTTTGTCCATCTTGTAGACACGAAACTTTTTAGTGATTGTGTCTGTAGGATCATCGTACTTACTGAATATCAGTTGTAGATATTCATTACCATTCAATGCCAAAAGTTCTGCATAGGCATTCGCTTCTGTCACCATCACATAACCAGATATTACACCACCAAAGAGGTCTTCATGGTATGATATTTCATTCATGATTAGACGTAGCTCAATTGTGCCAACGGGTGTTAGCAATAACAGACTCTTTAGGTCATAGTCCCTTGTATTAAGAATTCCTTGTGACATTTTTTACTTTAACAATGCAGCCAATTGTGTTTCTAATGCACCAGAATAACTAGAATTTACAAGGTTAATGCTTCTTTTGGCTTCATTAGTTTCAATCTCGTAGTCATAAATGTATTGTGGATATGTTGTGATTGTTTGTGTTACACTTGCACCAGAAGGTAACAAAGAGTTTGTGGTGCCAACAACTGTATTATTATACGCAGCCTCATCAATATAGTAAATCGTAGTGTTCGATTCGGAAGATGTAGAATCTATTGTGGTTATAGACTCCACATACTGATATATGGTGTTTTGTGTATACGTTAACACCTGTGAAGAGGTAACATTTGCAACAGCAATGTTGAGTGAATTAGCCGTAGCACCTGCATATTTGTCAATTAAAAAATCATTGAATAGGTTTGGTGGCATTGGCCAGTCACCAATTGGATCTAATATTTGACCACCATATAGTGTTATCCAGTATCTATAACTATCGTTGTAATACTTTTGTGAAATGATGTCTGGAGTGTCACTATCTTTGATATTGTAATTGTAAAAAAGTAGTGCATTATCTAAAAGACTTGGAATAAGTTCAACTCTTTCCATTATATTTGTTACATTGACATAATTGCCATTGTAATCTGTCATTTTGATGATTGGAAACTGTTGGAAGTATTTCATTAACGTAATCCTGCGACAGTATCTGTTGATGTGCTGGTTGCGAATGCACTATCCGCACCATAACCAGCAGCAATTTTTGCCTTAGTAACAATCTCAATTTCTTGGAAGCTCAATGTCAATTGTGTTTGAACAGGTGCACCATCATTGTGAGCTGCAAATCCGTTAGGTGCATAATCTACATTGATGTCCGTCAACACACAATCTCCATATCTTGGTAAAAATTGATTCTCACCATAGTTGAACATAAACTCAACGTTAAAATAAGATGGCGGAACAAAGAACATGCCACTGACTGCACCTGTCGTTGTCAATAACTGTGGTGCAAAATGATATTTAAATGTTCCAATAATTTGATTTATGGTTTTCGCTTCATCTTGTGTATTTGGTGTGAACAAGAAATTCAATTGAAACTTTCTAAAACCGACACCACGATAGATTAGTTGTAGTTGTGGATTGATTGCATAACCTTGTGTTTGTAATGCAACATCAACTAAACCTTGACCGCCTAAATTGAATTTGTCCAATAAGGTACCAACACCTAAAGCCGCTGCAGCGATTGCGGCTGGATCAGAACCAGTTTGGCCTGCTGTGTTTTTTCCGCTTTTTGGACTATTCAAATATGTAGATATACCTTGGATTGCTGTAATACCTTTGCCTAAATCATTAGTGACACTCAGTTCATCATATGAAGCATCATAAGAAGCATTCAAAGTATCAGGCATATATAAACAAATAACACCAACAGAGTCTGTTACGTTTGGTTGATAGTTCCATGTTGTGATTTTATCGTAAGCATTTTTCAATGCAGCTGTTGTTGAACCACTAACAGGTGCTGAAGGAACAATCTGTTTTATTGAGAATTTGACATAGTGATTCTTGGTTGAAGAACCTAAGTCTGCCGGATAGACTAATGGTGATAACTTTGTCGTATCGGCTTCTAAAATACCCAATGGACCAGTGACTTCTGTAAGCTTTGATCCACCAGTAGAAACAGCAACTAAATCTATAATTGGCATTATTTTTTCTTTGAAAATTGATTATACATACTATTTATGGCATATACCGGCAAGTTTACCCCAAAAAATCCACAAAAGTACGTGGGTGATTACACCAAAATCACTTATCGCTCGTCATGGGAGGCAAGGGTAATGACATGGTTAGATAAAGAACCTAATGTCATATCATGGGCATCAGAAGAGCTAGCAATCCCTTATATATCACCTGTGGATGGCAAACGCCATAGGTATTTTCCAGATTTTATCGTCAAAGTAAAGAATAAAGATGGTAAGGTAAGCACTATGATGATTGAGGTCAAACCTCAAAAACAGTCTGTGGAACCAGCCAAACGAAGCCGTGTGACGAAACAATACATAACTGAGGTCATGACATACGGTATCAATCAAGCCAAGTGGAAAGCTGCTCAGGAATATTGTTTAGATAAAGGTTGGCAGTTTAAAGTACTGACGGAAAAAGAGTTGGGCCTCTAACTAAATAAGGCATGACTTCAAAACTTACCACACTTGCAGAGGAAAAGAAATCGGCAGGACATAAAACCATGTCCAAGGATGCCGTCACTTGGTTACAAGGTAAGATAAATGAGATAAAAAGACCTTCTTCTATTCCAAATACTATTAGAAGTGAAGTAGGCAGACAGAAACAACCAGGCCAGTTACGAATTGGCATGATGTATTGTTATTATTATGATCCAAAGACTAAAGATGATTTGCCTTATTGGGATAGATTCCCAATGGTATTGGTACTAGAGAAGTACAATGATGGGTTTCTAGGATTGAATATACATTACTTGCCAGTCAAGTATCGTGTAGCCTTCTTACAGAAGCTGATGAAGTATGCTCAACTAACACCTGATGCGGATATCAAAAGAATGAGAATTTCTTATGATATATTAACTGCATCCAAAAGATATGCAGAGTTTAGGCCATGTCTAAAACGTTATTTGTATAGTCACATGAGGTCTAGAATATTGATGATAGAACCAAGTGAATGGGATGTGGCCACTATGTTGCCTATCCAACAATTCAGAGGTGCAAAGCCACAAAAAGTGTGGCAAGATTCTGTGAAAGAATGGAAAGACCACATGGCTCACTTTAATCAGGACGAATAAAAATGGCAGACGCAGATTTAGGAAAAATTACAGTAATTGAAAAACCAACTCATGCTCCGATTGATAATTTTTTGCAATCAATGGTTGATGTTGCTAGACCAAATAGGTTTGATGTTAGAATTATTTTACCAGCAAAAATTTTGGACAATTTAAATGCATCCGAAAATAATAATCTAACAACCAGAATATTACAATTACGTTGTGAAGCCACAGAGTTACCAGGAAGAACTTTTGGTACTGTTGACCAAAAGTTTGGTTCAAATCCTACAACAAAATTTCCAATGCATTCGTCTTACAATGATTTGACAATGACATTTATTGTTTCCGATACAATGATAGAGCGTACAATTTTTGACGTTTGGATGGAGTATATCAATCCAACATCTTCATTTGATTTCGATTATAAGAAAAATACTGTATCTGATATTGCTGTCATACAGTATGATTTACAAGATAATCCTGTATACGTAGTTAACTTCTTTAATGCATATCCAATCGTGGTCAATCAAATGGACTTGGATTGGTCTAATGATGGTTACCATAGAGTGACAGTAGTATTTGCTTATGATTACTGGCAAAATCAAGGTGTTGAATCATTAGGAGTAGTGTTAAAACCGCAAGGCCAAGAATTCCAAATACTTTCAACCAGCAAACTCGTAGAACAATATTTTACACCAACAGCAACCTGATAACATAATTATTTTATTTGAGGAGATATAATGGCTTTACCAAAAATTGATGTGCCAATTTATGAATTGGATTTACCCCTATCAAAGAAACACATTCGTTTCAGACCATTTCTGGTCAAAGAACAACGTAATCTAATGATGGCCATGGAGGCCAATGATAGTGAAACGATTGAAAAGAACATCAAGCAAGTTCTACACAATTGCACACTAACAGAAGACATCAACGTTGATACTTTGCCAATCATCGATGTAGAGTATTACTTTTTAAACCTACGTGCAAGGTCTGTAGGTGAAGTTATAGAAAGTAAATACCGTTGTGAGAATGAGGTTGATGGTAAGAAGTGTGGCACTTTGATGGAGTCTAAAGTTAATCTATTGGACATAAACGTTGATATGACCAATGTACCAGATAGTCACATTCCATTGACCAATAAGATTAGTATTGGTATGAAATATCCAGAATTCTCTATCATCGAACGTGCAGCCAAATTTGAAAACCCAACTGATATGGCTTTTGACATGATTGCTGAAAGTGTAGACTACATATTTGATGGTGAACAATATTACTATGCAAAAGAAACCAATCCAGGTGAGCTCATCGAATTCATTGAATCGTTGAACCAAGACCAGTTCTCAAAGATTGAAGAGTTCTTCAACAACATGCCAAAGCTAGACAAGACAATAGAGATGACATGTAAGAAGTGTAAGTTTCACCATAAAATAAATGTGGAGGGCCTCGAAAGTTTTTTCGGCTAGTGATGCGGCACGATAACTTGAGAAATTATTACACAACCAATTTCTCTCTCGTGCAGCATCACAAGTACAGTTTGACAGAACTTGAAAATATGATACCTTGGGAAAGGGACATATACGTTGCAATGCTTATACAATACATCGAACAAGAAAACGAAAAGATTAAGCAGAAGCAAAACAGTAGATGAAAAGAATAAACGAACTACAAGATATAGATTCTGAAGACAATCAGAGGTATAGTCGTGCTACTGCATATGAAAATGCAGAACACCTAAGAAAACGTGGCTTACTTGGTAATATCACCGACAATATAATTGCCGGTAATAGTGTTCGTGGTTCATTCAAACGAGGCATATCTGATACATTTAAGGCCAAAGCCACAGGACTTAAAGAACGATTAGACCCTATCAATATAGCAAAGTCACTGACAGGCAATCTAGGTGCTTCTATTGTTGGTTCTTTACTTAATAGAAGTCCTGAAGACATTGCATACTTTGCAGGTAAAGATTTACCAAAACGTGAGCGTGGTAAACTAGGTAAAATCAATACTGCATTCTATGCTACAGTAGTTCGTGCTCAAAGAATTAGAAAAGGTGATAGTTTTACCGATGTAGCTACAAAGTTGTTTGCATTTATGAAGAAGACTAATGAAGAAAAGACCCTTCAATTTGAATTGGCTAAAGACTTTGAAAAAGAAGAACATGATAAAGACAAAGAAAGGCATGAAGAATTAATCAAAGCCATCAAGACCACTAAACAGTTACCAGAGAAACTAGAAGAAAAACTTGAAAAAGAAAAAGAAGTGGCTAAGGTTGCATCTGCAACTAAAATGTTATCAAAAGCTACACAAAGAGTTGGCCAATCTCTTTCTTCTTCTGTTTCTGGTGTAATTTTTGGCGCTGGTGCAGCATCTGCAGCTTCTGTCATTGCACAAGAAGAAGGTTTACCAAGTGGTGGAAAAGCAATGATTGACCAAGGCCATACTGCTATAGGTTATGGTCATAATATAACAGAACAAGAACAAAGACAAGGTTTTGTGGTTGCAGGTGATGAAAAAATACCATTGGTGGGTAATAGAGGTCTTGGTACAGTCATAACTAAAGAACAAGCAACCAAGTTATTGCAAACAGATTTACCAAAATATGAGAAGGCTGCTAGAGAACCTTTGGGTGAATCTTGGAATAAATTATCAGAAGAACAAAAGGCAGCATTAACATCATATGCATATAATACTGGTTCTACACAAACATTGGTTAACGCTGGCTTAAAAGAAGCAATAGATTCTGGCGACATGAAAGCTGCAGCTAGAATTATAAGTGAAAAGGGTGTGAAGACTGGCCAAAAAGAAGGCTATTTGCCATCTCTAGATAGAAGACGACATGAAGAGGCTGCATTGTTTGAATCTGGTTCAAAGGTAAAAGAAGTAGATACACCACCTAAAGTGGGAGATAAAATCAATAAGTCTTCTGTGGAAAACCAAAAGTTAAAAGAAAAGACAACAAACAACACAGTCATCGTAAACAATTCGGTGACTTCTATTAGCGGTGGTACGACAAACAAACAAATCATGACTACACCTGCTAAAGACATACCACCAACTTATATGGCACAACCATGAAAACAATAACAAAGAAACTAGGCGAAGAAATTTTCATTTGGGATCCAAAGGCCTTTAATAATAAAGGTTATTGGTTTGTGTTGGGCACAAAAGGTGGTTATGGTAAAGCAGCCAGTAAAAAAGAGGCAGAATCTTTAGGTCAAGCAGTAACAGAACAATCTGCACCACAAGCAGTCGAATCTGCCTCACCAGTAAAAACCATATCAAATATTCCAAAAGAAATACCTTTGTTAGAGACACCACCTGAACAAAAAGGTATGTCTTATTCTGATGCGGAAAAGATTAGAGAAACAAAAATAACCGAAATTATCACACAAAAAATTATTGAAAGTGGTTCTGTAGGTTCTTCTATCAAACAAGGCATATCAGAAATAACAAAAGCAAAAGTGATGGGCATCAAAGAAGCATTTGACCCATTAAACATTGCTAAAATATTAACAGGACCTCTTGGTGCAGCCATTTTGGGTCGTGTAATTGGTCGTAACCAAAAAGACATACAACATTTTACTGGCATCAAACCAAGAAACAATAGACTTGCATCAGTCGGTCAGACACGAGGTGGTGATAAGAAGAATGATATTAATAATGCTTTGTACACCAAGATATCAGAAGGCCAAAGACAGAATATTAAAAAAGGTGATAGTGTTTCTAATGTGTTAGCTAAATTATACAACCTAACCAAACAATATCGTGAGCAAGATGTCAAGAGAATGGAATTGGAAAAAGATTTCAAAAAAGAAAAAGCTGCAGCCGAAGAAAGATGGCATGAAGAACTCATTCATGCTATCACAGGTATGAAAGGTAAAGGTAATAAGACAGCAATAGAAGAGGGTCTAAGTGTATTTGATGCAATAGAAAAGTTTATTACTCAATTGTTGGAAGAAGTTGGTGTTTTGAAGTTACTTGGTCGTAGTACAGCTGCCGCAGGTGCAGGTGAAGCTGCTGCGGCTTCGGCTGCAGCTGGTGCTGGTGCTGGTGCAGGAGTAGGCGCTGAAAGTGCTTTACTTTTAGGTGGTGCCGTTGGAACTTCTGCTTTAGTAGGTGCAACAGCAGTATATGGTGCGCTTTTGTCTCCTTGGGTTTATAATGCAAAAGAAAGAAGAAAGATAGAACAAAATCCAAATGCACCAGAGTATAAGGACAATCCTTATGCGATGAAGGTTCGTGGTGAAGTAAAGACTGAAGAAGAAGGTGCAGCCAAGAATAGGCAAAAGGGATTAAAACAATTTGGTCGTGGAGAAATTGCTCAAGCAGTAGATTCTAAAATAGATGATAATGTTCTTAAAGAAGAATATGGTGATGACCGTTCAGGTCTAAAGAAGTGGTTACAAGAACATCCAGACAATCGTTCCATGTATCAGTCATCAGTAAAAACGGAACCTGATACTATTCATAGACTTGGTGTAGAACCATCAACAGCAGGACAAGGCCGAGGCAATGCAAGTGCAATAGATTATGAAAGACGTACTACACCTGATAAGGCATCTTTTGGTGTATTTCCACAAATGAAGAAGGCAGTACCAATGGAATCACAACCTAGTCCATTAGGCCAACGTGTACAAAATGCTATTAAGACAAATAATGAAAACAAGATGGAACAAACTATGACACCTAAAACCACAGTCATTGATAATTCCAAGAACATCAGTAAGACAGGTCGTTCAACTACGGAAAATATAGTTGTGGAAGGTGTACCTGTTCGTAATGATGAATCTACATGGCAAAAATTACAGAAGTCCAATCTAAGACCCATATAAAAAACCCCGCACTAGGCGGGGAAAAACACTTCGGGAAAAGTGAAAATGTTTTATTCTTCAGCTAACTTTGCAAAGTAAGCCAAATCATCGTCTTCTTCAGTAACAAGTTCTGGTTCAGGTTCTGATTTACGTGGCATAGCCTTCAATGTCTCTACTGTGGTTTTAGGTACAAGTACATCACCATTAAGTCCTAGAACTTTCTCTAGGCGTGATTTCAAATCATCATATGACTTGAACTCTTTCTCGGCAGTTAGTTCTTTCAAACCAAACTCTGACTTCCAGATTTCTTCCAACTTAGCATCATCGTTAAGCAATGGTGCAGGTGTTGCAAATTCGGACTTATCATAGTTCTGATAACCAGCAACTTTAGTAATCTTCAACTTGAAGTTAGCACCAGTCCACAAATCAAATGGATTGAATGCAGCCTCATCTTCAAATGTAGGATTCATTACGCCTGTAATCTTTTCAAAAATCTTGGCACCGAACTTGAACAATTTAACTTGCCCTTCATTCTCTGGATGCTTAGGATCAGATACGATATAAACATTGGCGATATAACTCAACTTACGTTTTTGTTTACGCACAACATCTTTGTTGGCTTCGATACCAGAGTTCCACAATTTGTTATTGTGTTCACATACTGGACATTGCTGACTCTTAGTAGTCAAACACTTATCGATTAACCAACCACCAGGACCTTGAAAGCCGTGTTCAAAGATTTTAACCCATGGCAATGAGTCATCACCATCGGCTGCTGATGTAGGCAGAAAACGGATAGTAGCCATGCCGTTACCAGCTTTGTCTACTTCTGGTCGCCAAAAATTGTTGGATTTATCTGAGCCTTCTGACGAGTTGAGTTGCTCAACTTTGGCTTTTAGTTTGTCGAGATTCTTGTTTGAGTCTCTCTTTAGATTTGCGAAATCTACCATGATTTTATTTCCTTTATAAACGGAGTATTACGGATTATTGACGGATTGTCCACATTGTACATAATATAAACATATTTATACACTCAGGAGTGTACTTAAAATGCTGATGGTTGTCAAGGCATCTTTGTGAAGAATACCAGTACCACCAGCCTTATTCCACGCATCGATAACGCCTTCAGTATCATCAATGAGTATAGAATTTTCGTCTGCATATTGTGCCTTCAATGAAGCGCCAGGCACAAAGATTGCAGGATATGTAATGCCATTCTTATCAAGCCATATTTGTTTCTGGCGTGATATGGTGACATTGCTTGAAGGCCTTGCTGTAGATGATAGTATCTCAATAGGCACTTCAATCGTTTTTAAATAGTTTAATAGTTCATCTGCATCAGGCATTTTGTCCAATTCTGCAAATGCGCCTGCATTATAGAATTTATGAAACAGGTCACCAAATCTATGGCGACTTTCGGCTGATGCCGGTGATACATTGAACATCTCTTTGAACTTCTTTTCGAAATCACAAATGACTCCATCCATGTCCAAATAGACTTTTGTAAACTTATGCATGTTCTATTACTATCTCTTTTAAAATGTTTTTAAATTTAACCTTGTCATAGGTAACGAATGGTGCATACTTTTCACATTTTAGCCGCCAATTCGGCCAAATAATATCATCACTTATCTTTCTATTCCACATGGGAAAGAAATGCATTATATCATTCAGTATGACCATCGTTTCAATAGCGATTGAACCAGACATTACTTCACGGAGAAGTTTTGGATGTTGGCCATCATTGACAACCAACATCTGTTCCGGTGCATCATTACCTACAAGACGTATTATATCATTTTCAAACACATATGTCAAGGACTGATTGGTCTTTTGCCACTTTGAATATGCCTTATCGCCTTCTGGTCCTAACATCTCACCAACCCATGTACTGTCTCCGTATATGAAATTAGCCAGAAAAAAGTTCCTGAGTTGTTCCAATGAATACTTACGAGATAGTTTGTAGAACTGGTACTTGGCCTTGTTCTTCATAAAAGAATCTTTGCTCACATTGGTTTTGCCATTGTACTTAAAGAAGTCGTATGAGGATGAGGTAAAGTGTGTCTTCAGAGCATTATATAAGGCAAAGGCATCAAAGCCTGTGTTCTCAGTCATATTGGCAATTTAGAACTTTTCTTTATTAGGTTTGCTGATTGGGCTTCTTCTCTTATTCTAGCCTTGAGGTGTGATGATATAAGTGTTGCAGCCACTTCAACTTCAATACCTGTCTCGTCACAATGTTGAATGATTGCTTCCATACACGGTACACGGTATACGTCAGCAATCTCTTCAATCTTCAGGCTAAATTCACGGATTTCATCTTTAGAAGGCATTATTTTCTACCTAATGCATAGGCCATACAAACTGGTTTTGCATCTGTTTCATAGGCACATTTAACAGCAATAGGGTCTACACCTTTTTGTATTGCAGCCTCAATATTTTTAGACATATTGTTTCTGTCATTGATACTGTACATGAATCCACCAATGATGGATGAACCAGCTAGAATAGTTCCACATACTGCGACTGTTAATAGATTTTTTTCCATTTTAAATGAACTCCTTGTTTCTGTCAATTGAATCTTTTTTCGACCGGTAAAAAATGTGGTTACCAATTTGTTTAACTTTCTCCAACTTTGTCCAACCTGGTTGGACATAAGTGGCGTGATAGTAGGTTGCTCCATCTGTTACGTCTTTCATTATGTCATAATTAACAACCAGATTGGTTGCAAGTTCCAAAATCTCATTATACAGTCTTCTATCATGTATTGTCAAGTCTTTTTCGGTAGTTCTTTCACAATACCAAGAAAATTGACATGTCCCATTGGTCTTTTGTTTAACCACGGAACATATGGTGTCACCATAACCAGACTGGACTCTGTTTACAGTCACAAATGCCACGGCTTTCCAACCATCTACAGGTTCATGTGCCGCTTCAAAGTAGATATTTTCTGCCAAACAAGTGATTTGAACCTTTGTTGGTTCGGCCAATTCACTATATGATGTTTTGAATGGTAAAAGTTTTTGTGTATCAATATTGATACAAGATAACATCACAATAATTGCAGAAAAGAATACGCTAATGAGTACAGGTTTACTTCTCATGTGTTTCTTTAGAGTTAAGGGATGGTGGGTTTTAAGAACCCACCGAAACTATCTCAAAAGGAGATTTTGATGCCAGCAGTAACGCTATTGCCTGTGTAGGTGTCAATGCGTTTTTGTGTTTGTTGGTAGCGATAGTCTGCTGTCAATGCTACGTTTTTGGCTACAGGTAATGTTAGACCAAGGCCTGCTGAACCGGCATAACCAGATTTAACACCTTCAACTCTGACATATGCACCACCGACTTTAGCAGTCAATGTGTTACCTTTGAAAGAATAAAGGTCATAACCACCAATAAGGTCATAACGGTTCTCTTTGAAACCTGCGTGTTTAACACTCTCGATTTCACCAGTTACACTATACTTGCCCATTTGTTGGCCAAGAGAAATACCATAGTCATTGCTATGTGGGTTTGCATAGTCACGACCAGCAGTAAGACCTAAGTCCATAGCTTGTGCAACACCAAATGTAGCTAACATTGCTGCTACTAATAGAGTCTTTTTCATTTATATTTCCTTTTCTTAAATGAATTATGCTGGTATATAATCAATACCAGAAGTTGAGAGAACACCAGTTGTTGCTGGCGCTACACCAATCAAACCGATAGTTTGTTGGAAAGTAGTAAGATGTGCGGCCGCATTTAACAACGCTGCTTGTGTTGTTGCTCCTGTGGCCAATGCACTAATATATGGTGATGCTTGTGTTGGTGTTGGTGCAACACCCATCACGTTAGTATATAAGTTGTTAACAAATGTAGCAATATCAGGATTAGCAAGAATGAATGGTGCAGATGTCACGATTGCCTGAGCAATAGTAGCACTTGTTGTACCTGCATCTTCTAATTTGATACCGATGCCTTCATATGTTGTATTAACTGTACCAAAACCGGCCTTCAATAATGCGTATACATCACCAGCAGTACCAGTAAGGTCAAAAGCAGTGGATTTGTCAGTATATGCAACACGATTCACTCCTTCTAATTTATAAGAAACAGCAGTCATCAATGCAGATGTAACTAGAATGTTTTTGTTTGTTGTATCATTTACTACGGTGAAGTTAGCACTCTTATCGCCTAGGTTATAAGATGTAACACCTGTAACGTCAATGATAGTATAATTCAAACCATTACCAATCTGGCCTGTACCTGCAGCACTAAATGTAGAAATCTTACCGCCTGTACCGATACCAGTCACTACGACCACATCAGGATTAGCAATTGTTCCACCTAAATTTGTACCTGCAATAGTAACAGTATCACCAATTGCATAACCAGTACCAAGATTTGCGGCCTCAATGACTGTGGTATATACACCATTAGTTTTCGTTACGTCAAATTTGGCACCTGTACCAGCACCACCGGTTGTGCCTGTGACACCGACATATGTTGTATTAATTGGCGTTTGGCCAATTGTTACTGTTGTTCCCATTCAAACTCCTTGTTATTAAAAAAATATGGTGGGTATTCTGTTACGAGGAACCCACCGAACCCTAGTCAGCGTTTAGGCTGCCAATACAAATTTTTCATCATTTGCGTTTAGTTTAATTTACTTTTAACGACTCTCTGTGTCGAGTTGTCCATGCCTCTACTTGTTACCCTGTCGAAACTATGCAGCCCCATCAAAAGCATACCATCTCTACTTAAAGTTTATCAGCAAGCCGACTCACAGTATGCTTTTGGTGGAGCTGGGGGGATTTGCACCCCCGTCCAGAATACTTTTTGATTTACTTCATACAACCATAATCATCTAACAGACTCTGTATGCTTATGCTTCAGAGACTTCTTTAGAATCTTAAACCACAACTTCTTTGCTTTCTCCAAGTTGTGTTCGAACTCTGCACGGTTCAATTTCAGTATTAGTTTTTTGATTTTCATTGATTTGGTACCAATACAATTTTTTGTGTGTTAGTCTGTGGATCAATCATTTGTTGCCAATGATAACCAACAGGAGGTTGTTGTATGATTGGTTGTTGAACAATGACTGGTGCAGGTTCAACATAAACCGTATTTGGTTTAGATAGTTCATAACCAATTACACCGCCAACTAAAGCAGGTGCAATCCAACCACCACCGTAACCGCCACGATAGCAACAATAACCACCATGATGGTGCCATTGAGCCATTGTACTAGCAGATGTTACTGCCAAAATTAATGCTAATAAAAGTTTTGTTTTCATGGTAGTATTATATCCTTTCCTAACAGAAATGTCAAGCACTTAATACCTTATTTACCACATGACCCGTAAATGTAGTCATTTGCTCTTCAATCCTGAACAATTTACAATGATAACCTAGCTGGCTTGTAACATCCAGAGTAGGATTATACGGGTCGCCTATTCTATTTAGGAATTCCACCTTATTTTCTTGGTCTTTGGCCTTGGCCTCATCTAGTGTATTGTATGTAAACTGTGTCTTAGCGAAGTCATCCGTCACAACAAAAGTAGACGTATAGTATTCAGGATGAAGTGTTTTCTTTATTCTTTCTAATACTTCTGGTGACAAATGTGTTTCGTCCCAATCATCTGCACCTGATGCAATTAGAAACTCTTTGACCTCTTTGTTGGTCTTACCAAACATATTGGCAGCTCTAAGTTTTTGAACTGCATCAGGACACATACCAAAATATACATACTGTCTTTCTGTCAATATGATTGTGTCTTCAGGATTTTCCATTTTGTTGATAGTAGTAAATTGCTTCTGCCAATCCATCAATGTGGTCTGATGTTTTCTCTTTAAATATTAGAGGCTCAGAATCTCTTACAGCCATGATGATGACTAAATTATTTATTGGCTCACCAATCAACTCTTCATACATTAAGGAATAGGCAGTAGTTTGCCAAAAGTAATCTTGTATATCTTTCTTATCTTTTGGTTTAGATGAGGTCTTGAAGTCAATGACTGATAACTCACCTTCATACTCTGCAATACAATCTACACGACCTGCCATACCGATGCCTTTAGACCATAAGGCAGCTTCTTGGTAATGTATGTTGTTGATATTGTTGAGTAATGGTTTAATCGACAGGAACATCTCCATTGCATCAGGCATTGCCTTACTCATGTAGTCTGTCTTGTTGTTGAGGTAGTTCTCACAGATGGTGTGAACATTAGTTCCACGTGATGTGGCCTGTTTACTGATACGATTGGCTTCTTCATCACCAACACGAGCACGCCATTCCATGATAGACTTTTTCTTCTGTAAACCAATGACTGTGGTTACAGAAGGCAAGCGAGTACCATCTTCTAGTGTGTAGTAACGCTTACCATCAGGAAAGGTTTGAGACTTCAAATCAGCCAAAACTTTTGGCGGACAATAATTAAACATAAAAAATCCTATAAATTAAGTACCAGTATCCGTTGAAGGAAATCCACGAGAACAACCTGGCCATATAACACGAACAGCACCATTACCACCAAATGAACGAGTTGAGCAGTTACATGGCCATTGATACAGTTGATTGCTACAAGTTCTAGGTGATGCATTAGAACCTGCACCACCGCCATATGCACCACCAAATGCTCTATTGCCGGGTGAAGAACCATATGAATTTCCACCACAACCTGAGTTACCGCCTGAACCACCGGAACCACCACCACCTGGTCCTTGACCACCATTGCCATTACCACCTTGGCCGTATATTCCTACTCCACCGCCTGCGCCTGAACTTGTGTGATATCCACTACAAGCATATGTGTAACAATAGAAATTACCTGAAGCGCCGCCTCCGCCAGCACCTCCAGTGCCAGATCCACCTGCTCTATAACCAACATAATATTGTCCTGAACCATAACCATAAAAAGCATAACCACCTTGGCCGCCTCCACCAGCATAACCTCCTGCGCCACCGCCACCAGATCCAGAACTATAACCTGTACCACCTCCAACACCACCGCCTTGGCCAACATAAAATCCGCTGTGTGCATATGGACATGACTGACAATTTGAATTGTAATCTCCATGTCCACCAGCAACAAGATATCTATTAGCAAAATAACTTGCACCAACGACATTCTGGCCAGAAACTTTTACTGTTACACGAGCACCAGGTTTTACAATAATATTGTTGTACCAGCCAAGACCTCCACCTCCTCCAGAAGCACAACTATTTCCACCTGCACCAACAGCTACAACTGATACTGAATATACATGGCATGGCACAACCCATGTATAAGTTCCTGGT